CGTTACTGTCCGTGGCCATATGTGCTGAATCGATGCGATTATCAATTCCATATGTCCATTGCTCCACTTGGTCTTTAAATTGTACATTTTGATGTTGAGTCTCAGTGGACTCGGTATTTATTTTTACATTAATATTAGAAGTAGTCTATTTATTTACAATCATACAATTCTGACTAAAATTGTTGACGTGTGAATTTTGTTTGGATGACGAGTTCCTCCCCTAAATAGGGGTACACCACGAGGGGTGTGTCTCTAAACATGAAGCCTAAGAAATACAAATAATTTACAAAATTGTTGGTTCTTGGTAATCCATACATGCCAGGGAGTATTTACAATAATGCGCATCCTCCAAACGCGCAGAGGGATAAATTTTAGCGTGTTTCCATCACGTCAAATCCTTCGTTCTCTCCTACAAGAGCAACGAAGAATTCTTCCTCCACAGAAACATCGTCTTCAATCTCTAGACCCTGGGTAGGGTCTGGCAAAGAGTATCGATTACAATACTTTCTAGTAAACCAGTCGTAGCTTTTAGCAAATGTCTGTCCTTTAACGGGATAAGCATGCTTCTCAGCAATCTCCAGTAACTGTTTTTGTCGGTGTTCGAAAGTTTCTCGTCCGTGTAGAAACCACTCACGCGCAGCACCATCCATATTATTGATGCATGCTTCACGCATAGTGTTTCCAAGAGTTTGCCCTTTCGTACGATCAGGATCGCGAATGGCACACAGGCTCTTGAAAATTGATTTCTCGTCTAAAGCACCCATCCATAATTTCAAGTCAGGGTTGAATACACTCTTCCTCTTGAGGAAATCTGCATCGCACTCTTTCATAAATGGAATAGGTGTGGACGTTTTATCGGGCATCGTGAACACCATGTCTCTCTCCCGCAGAAAAGCGGCGTAAGACATGTGGTTGAACTCGTTAAACCCTTCCCTAACAGATCCTTTGACGTCATCACCATATGTAGCGACTGCAACATTGGTACGAAATGACTCGAGGTTCTTCCTGTCTTTGCAAATGTGGAAATAAC